TCCCAACGATCATCGTCATTGGCACGCCTAAGATGGCAAGCTCATTTTTCCACGACCTATGGGAGATGTCCGATCAGAAGTCGTGGGACGCCGAGGAAGAGGCGTGGATCTCTCAGAGCGATGGAGACGAGTTCATCCCCGTAGAACTTGAAAAACAGCGTGAGGAGCTTACAGCGACCATAGAAGACTACGAGGAAATGCTTGCTGATGGGTCACTTGATAATCCAGAGGGAATGAGTGACAGCGAGCTTAAAGGTCGTATTCAAGAAATGACCGAAGCTCGTGACAGCATTCAGGGATATAATATTACTGGGTGGCACATTGACCAGCACGCCTCACCGCTGCACGATGATGCGAAGATCGAATTTAAGCGTCAGAAATACACGAAAAAGAAGTTTAATAACGAGGTTCTTGGGAAGTTCTACACTCCAGAGAACGACCTTCTATCTGACAAACACGTTGATGAACGACTAATTCCAGATAAAGGATTTATGAACAAACGTGAGTTTGACGACTCTACGGTTGTAATAGGTGTAGACTGGGGTGGTGGCTCTGGTGAGGATGCTTCGGACACGGTTATCGTAGTTGGCGAGCAGATCGAGTACGATGATGACCACACCATCGTTGTCCGTGACGTTGAGATGGTCGATTCAGACCTCAATAAGCAAGACGAACTTGATCTCGTTGAAGAGAAGATCCGCGACTACGAGGCTGATGTGGTCGCCGTAGACGAAGGGTATGGGGCAAAGCAGCGTGAGGATCTGCAAGAAGGCAACAGCATCTGGAACGACGATGGGTGGGATCAGGTGTGTGGGGTTATCTACGGCAATATTAAGGACAAGGACGAACCTAAGTTTTCCAACAGTAACTCCACCGATTCAGCATTTTGTACGGTCGCCCGCACACACATGATCGAAGGAATGGTTGACGACTTTAAAGGTGGACATATTGACATTCCAGCGGCTGATCTTTCGTTCGACCGAGATGGTGATGGAACGATGCTCAAAGACCAGTTGACTGCTCCATACACTGATCGTGTCGAAACGTCAGACGGGAAGAAGAAGTTGAAGGTGTTGTCTGATCGAAATGACGATGCTTGTCACGCATTCACATACATGTGGATTGCGGCAAACAAGTTTGGTTCACGTCGGACTCTCAAATCCATCTCGACCAATTCGCGGAAAGGATACTAATAAATGGCATTCGATACTGACGGAAGCGTTCACGAGAATACAGACGCCAGCACGAGCTATGAGACGGGCGGTACAAGTACTAAAAACTATTCCACAAAGACCGCCTCCGAGAAGGCGGGAGTTGGGAGTAAGCGTGGTGACTCGTCTGACGAGGTTGATCCACGGAAACTCATGGGAGATCCGACGACCAACGACATTCGGTGGGTCTATCGGACTTCTTTCGCCAAGACACTGGTAGATAAACCCATCGATGATGCTTTTAAAAATGGGTTTGAGATTAAGCGAGACATGGACGGAAAGCAGTCGAAGCAACTCCGTGACGTAGAAAACGTCTATTATGACAACGATTTTGTACGCAACTACCAGTTAGCCCAGAAGAAGGCCCGACGTGATGGCTTTGCTGTCACGTTCATGGTGCTTAATGATGATTCTGAGGGCGTCTATGTTGATCCACTGGACGACGATGTGAACGTCAAATCCATCAAGAAGCTACAAACGTTCACGCTTGATGATATGTCTAAGTACTACGGTGGGAACAGCCCACCGAAAGGCCGCATCTCGGAGCAGATTCCATACGACCCAGATAGATATATCATCCGTAGTACTGGTATCGTAGTTGATATGGAACCCACATCTGGGACGTACAAAGAGCCACTGGGGTATCTTGTCGGTCGAGATAACGCCCGTCGCCACCACAAACTCGACTTTATCCATGCGAATCGGTGTTTCCATTACTCGTGGAACCCTGAAGTTGACGGTGATTTGGAAGATGATACCCTCGGTGAGTTTGAGGGTGATTCCAGTCTTATCACCGTCTATCACATCATGAAAGGCATTAAGAAGGGCAACTGGTCTATCATGCAGACGCTCTTCCGATACGCCTCTAAACTCTACCACATCGAACTGCCAGAAGATGCAGACGAGGATGATAAAGAAGAGGCCGAAGAGCAGTTGCAGAACTTGAACGCCAAAAGCGAGATCATTACGCCAAACGGCTACGAGATGTCAGATTTCCAAACTGATGGACAGTTGCAGCCGCGTGAGTATTTCGACGTTCTATTCGATCAGGTCTGTGCCTCAATGGAAATGACTAAGAGCGTCCTCTTTGGGACGCAGACTGGCGTTGTGAGCGGTTCCGAGACGGACATCAAGAACTACTTCAACCAAGTCCAAAGAATGCGTCAGAATCGCATTGTGGACGATATGAAGGAGTTTGCACGGCGGTACTTCCGCATGATGGATGATCGGACTGACTCGGAGGAGTACGAAACAGACTTTGAGATTGAATGGGGGCCACTGTTCAAACTCTCCGACCTCAATCAAGCAGAAACGCTTACACGGACCATGCAGACGCTTTCGGCGGCTATCAACTCATTCGTCATGACGCCGCAAGAAGCGCGGTCAGTCCTCCGAGAAGAGTGGTCAGAGGCCGATATTGAGTGGAACGATGATTTCAGTGAGGAAGAGGTGCAGTTCCTTGAATCGATCAACGTCCATCAACAGGGCGGTGAGACAAGTGAAGAGAAAATGAAGGGTTCGACGCAGCAGCAAAATGGTGGAGGTCAGAGTTACGGAAATACTACTGCATCTGAGAATCCTTCTACAGATTCATTGAGTGAGGCCGATGTCGAGGCCATTGCTCAGAGAGTCGCACAGATTCAGAATTAATGAGTAATACAGACACAGCTGGCATGGGCCGAGAAGTGGTGATTAAAACCTGAGAGTCGGCTTAAAGTAGATGAGCGAGGAGTATCTATTCACACAAGACGCTGGCACTGTGTCGTATGATTCGTGCAACATAGATGGGATCACTGTTGACGATGACGGCACTGCTGCGTTTGACTGGAATGAGATCCCCGTAGTCGAGATCGATGAGCCTCCTCACGCCGAGGCATTTGAGACTGATACTTTCTATAATATTTCTGACGCCACTGTAGCGCGTCCGATCAAACAACCATACATCGAAAACGACTCCGTAACATGGCTAAAGAAACCCGCTGAGGAGCTACGTAAAATGGCGTGGTCGCTTGATAATGCTCCTTACACGCTTGGCCACCCCGATACGGGAATGGTCAAACGTGTTGAAGATATTCATGGTTTCTGGAAAAGTCCTCACTATGATTCAGATGAGGAACGACTGAAAGAAGACCTCTACGTTCCAACGAACGATTCTGAGGCGAAGGAGTTCGTTGAACAGAATCAAGACGTGTCTGTTGGATTCTACAACCGTCGTGCTGCTGAGTATGACGGCGACACTGGAGATCTGACAGACGACGAGGTTGATGGTTTTCAGGTCGATATGTACGGTAATCATATTGCTGGCGTGAAGCGTGGTCGGTGCAGCGAGGCCGAGGGGTGCGGTCTGGACGAGGGTGTTCAGGCTGGAAAGATTATTTCTGAAACTGTAGACGATGCGGATGTTGGTGGGGACGGGGACGCCGATGAAAATTGTGACCCGTGTACTAAAACTATGACAGATAACGACGACGATAGCGGTTTCGACATTACCGTTAAAACTGACGACCTATCTCTGGATAGCCTTGAAGAACAGTTCGACCGAGTGGCGGAACTACGGGAGTCTTATGACGCGGCTACTGAGTCGCTGAATGAGATCCGTGAAGACCTTGATGAGCATGATTTTGACGTGGACGCAGACGAGTGCCCGTGCGAAACTGTCGAAGAGGTTCTACACAGCCATGACGACCTTGAGAACGAACTGGGTGAGGTTCGTGAAGGGCTTGATGGATATCGAGCCGAAGAGGTCGATGAGGCACTTGATGAACTTGTCGAACTGAACGCTGATCGAGATCAGTGGGAAGACGCTGACCTCGATGAAATCCGTGAGGAGATCGACCGTCGTGAGGAAGTTCTCGACGGTATTGACACGACTACGAAGGGTGCTGGCAGTGGTGCCGAAGAAACCACGGACGAAGACGACACTGAAACGACCCTAAGTGGGCGTCGTACCTTCGGTCGTGGACACAACGCATAAGACCTGTTATACGGCTTAATACAGAGAAAGCAGACCTGAACTCATTAAACTATGGCAGTTAATTTTTACATTGAAGAGGCTGATCGGAGTTCCGAAAGTGGCATTGCTGATGAAAATGTCACGGCTGGAACATTGATCAGCGACAACGGTAGCGGTGTTAGTTTCACGTCGTTTGCTGATGGTGACTATACTGGACTCGCGCTGTACGACCCAGAGTACCTATTGGCATACGATGATCGAGATGTTGCAGGTGATAGCTACGAGGTTGATGACCGCGTTAAATATCACCCACGAGAAGGTTCGGCAGTTGTCAAAGTCCGAACCATCGAAGAAACTACGGACGGTATTACGACCGCTCCGAGTATTTCTCACAAAGATGTCGTTGGTTTCGTTGATGAGACCGACGCAGATGCACCTACGTCGAAGGGACGACTTGTAGAAGAGGGCTATACTAACGATGAAAACGACGATGCTGCAACTACGACCTACAATCGGTCGAACGGCAATTTCATCGCTATTGGTGAAGCCCGCCGACCAGCAAAACAGAATGGGGATTCGGTTACGGACTTCGATACGACCGTCCGTGTTCGACTCTATTCCGAGGTCAAAAACTGAGGTACTTAAATAATGGCAACTACTTCTTTCCTTACTGAAAAAGCACAGACTCTACTTGAACCCGATGAAGATTTGATGCTTCGTCGGAGTGGCCGCGACCGTCGTGGGATTCGCCGCGAACTGGCTCCGACGACTGAAATGGAACGCGGCACTCGCTATGTCGAAGAGGGGGACGGTGTGTATGTTGATGCTAAGTCCGACATGCCAACGTCCGACACTTCGGTTGGCGAGGTTCTTGGGAACGTGGACATTGTTCGCTACGTTGGCGACAATGTTCGCATCCCACGTATGACTCACAGCATGACGCTGGACTCGGAGGATCTGGCCATCGACGGCGCAGAAGAAAAGGTCCGTCGAGCGCAGGACGCCCTCATGGAGATGTTCGATATTCAGGCCGATCTCCAGTTCCTTGAAGGGATTACCGACGAAGAGGGTAATACTGTCCAGCAAGGCGTATTCAGTTGGCTTGACGCCAATATCGATTCGAACAACGTCATTGACGCTTCGACTCTCGATGTCAGTTCCGACCTGAACGGTGTTCCCGCAAACATTGTCGTTCAGGAGGCTTATTCGAAGACCAGCGGTGAATACGTTGACGATGCATGGGACATGGTTCTTTGGGACCACCAGACCCGTGCCAACTGGAACCAGATTGACAACAACAGCGGTGTTCGTCAGTCGAGTCAGTGGCTCGATCTCGGTTCGGATGTTCAGGGCGTTGGCAATTCTCTTGTCAACGATGCGGTCCTAATCCCCGACAAGATCGGACTCAATACCGCGCCCGATGCGACTGATTCGCTCCAGTTCGATATCTCCTTCCCAGACGATTCGATGTACCTAATCCCCGACCACGGTGGGGATTTCTTCCAGATGTACGAGCAGCCTGAGCCAACACTGGTTCAGGAGCCGCTTCGGAAGAATGGTGCGAAGGTCGAGTACGAATACTACTGGCGTGGTGGACAGGCATTCGGCTTCGGTTCGAACCAGACTGATCAGTACGACAACACTGCAAAAGACGTTGTTCGTATTGACAATGTGTCGAGCCTCTTCTAGATTAGGATAGAATGAGTGAAGCTAATCGTTCGGCCGAAGAAATTTCGTATCGGGATCAGCGTGCAGATGAACGATTAGACCATCACGATGATCGTATTACCCGCATGGAGAAATTTGGGTATGTTCTCGTCGGGTATTTGCTTGCAGAAAACGCTCTTGGTAACGGATTAACAAGTCAGCTTATTGGACTCATTTAAATGGCACTTCCACCTTTCGCACTAACGTCTGACACTGAACTGAAAGACGCAGTTCGGGACAAGACGAGTTACAACGATAGTGCTGATGAAATGCCCGCCACGCAGATGGACGGCCTTCTGGACGACGCCAAACGTGTGCTATACATGCGTACTGAGTCCGATAAGTGGTACAATGACGTTGGATATGGGCAAGCACTGTCTGCCCTTACTGCAATGAAGGCGAAGGCAGCAGTGGAGAATGTCAATATCCAATCATACGGGATTGGTAATGAGAACGTCATGTTTTCGAACGCTGATCCTGAATCCAGCCAACAGCTTACTGCATGGTCTGCTGAGATCAACGAGGGTATCGAGAAGAGTAACCTCAACTTCGACAAGGGCGGTAGTGCGTCTTTCAGCAACACGTCTTCTTATATAGGATAAATGGTACAATCAACTGGCTTCTCTCGCTCAAGAGCATTGGGTGGTATTACACGCATTATCGGGGCCAGAGCAACTGCTAAAACATTTACGAATCCTACTAAAACTAAAGGCAGTCTGGACCAAACCAATGAAACCACCTCCGAATACAGTCTGGACGTATGGCTGTTTGACCCCGAAGAGAACGTCGTTGGTGTAGATGCTGGTGAACGTGTAACTGGGGATCTCGGTGGACTCATCGTAGACGATGGGACCAACAGTGAACCAGTTGACAAAGACGACAGAATCGTTCACGGTGGGGTAGAATACGAGGCAGACACCGTAATTGGCGTTCCAGACGACGAGAACGTGAATTACTGGACGGTTTCATTTATTCGGAGACAATAATGCCGTCTAATATTCATTCCGTCATTAAAGACATTGAAGATGTAAAGAAAGATGTCCATCGGAAACCCTACAATGCTGCGATTGACGAGATGGCCGCCCTCCAGTCAGTTATCGTAGCTAACGTTGCAGAAGATGCGAGTTGGACTGGTCAGTTGTCTAATGCAATCAAATCCCACGGCGTAGATACAGAGGATTCGGGTCATTCCTTCCGAGTCGCTGTGGGTGTGGATACGACAATTGCCCCGTATGCGGGTGTGGTTGAGTTTGGAAGTGGATCTCGACTCAACAAAAGTAGCGCATTCTCACTGCCCGCACCTACTCCAGATACATATCCATATTCTGATGGTTATCCATATGAGTCCCCCAGTGGCGTCTCTGAGGGACTTTTGGATGATCTTGAGGAATGGGTCAAAACTAAGCCAGTTGTCCCTAAGAAGGACAGTGACGGCCCTGAAGAGCTTGCACAGAAGATAGCTCATACTATTGTTGAGAAGGGTACGTATGCCCATCCATTCCTTCGACCTGCATGGTTTAATCACAGTCGCAGAATTAAAAAAACTATCAGAATGATGGTTCGGAGGGCTTTCCGATAATGGCTACCCGCAGAGATATTCGTGAAGGATTCTACAGCCATCTGGAGGCTGCTTCTGATGGTATTGTCCCTCCCGAGAATATCGGTGAGATTCAGCCCAACGACTCGGAGGGGTATCCCGCAATCACCCACGCCGACGACTGGCGTAAGATTCCGATGAACGATGGGACCAACGCCCCAGTAGGCTTGGAGCGTGATGAGAACGACGACATCACTGGTCAAATATATCAGAAAGTCCATGAGGGTTCGTTTGGTGTGTCGATCAAACACACGGATGAGAGCGAACGTGAGACAATCTACGAGATGGTTCGTAGCTATTTCGAGAAATACGAGGATAAACCATGGGACGAGACTGAGATTCATGAAGACGTTGAGTGGGTAAACGTCCTCAATGCAACGTCTGACGACGATACGGATTCACGGCCAGTAGTTCGTGGTGACAGACTCATTATCCGTATTGGTTTCACTCGAAACAAAGTGAAAAAAACCGATTCAATCGACGCGATTGGTCAAGATGTGTCACCGTAATTAACTTTAGTGATATAACATATGACAACATTTGGAACAACTGATTATCCATCGTCCAACGTCACTGTCGATAGTGGCGGTACGATTGCAGTTTCGGCTGCTTTCGAAAACACGATTGGTATTGTTGGTGGTATGGATACCGAAAATGGTAGTGCGAATACTGGAGAAACTATCCGAGTTTCGTCCAGCGGTGCTACTAACCAATTCGGTGAAGATTCCGAACTGAAAGATGCTGTGGATCTGGCAGCGAGCAATGGTGCAAATACCATCTATGCGTGCCCAGTCCCCGAAACGGAGACAACCGAAAGCATTTCTGCAACTACAAGTGGGACACTTGACAACGTTCCTATCTTCGATCCGAACGTTCATGACGAACACGAACTATCGGGGACAGACACCTCCGAGTCTGCTGAACTAACGTTCAACGTAGTTTACGAAAGTCCTCCAAGTACCCCCACGGAAGATAATACGATCAATGTCAATCCGAATACGGGGGAATTCGAGGCTGATGAGTCGTCTGACTACGATATCACCTATACATATGGTGATTACGACACGGCCATTGCGGATCTTACGAAAAAGGTTCCACGAACGGTGGCCGTTGGAACAGAAAGTATTACTACAGCGAATACTCTTCTGACGACCCTCAACACCTACGCACAGACGTTCGACTTCATGCACGGGTTTGTGGGTGCAGAGCCAGACCTCACTCCAGCAGACTACAGTAATACGCTCGATGATCGACGCATTTCGGTTGTTGGGCCGTCGCGTGGATACACTGATACAGCGAATATGAATATGGTTCGGACTGTTAACGCGGTCGCTGCAACTCAGTCTGCAAAACCACTTGGTGAGTCTACGACCGCAGATTCGATTAGCGGCATTGTAGACATCTATCAGGACTTCTCTGGTGACTTCAAAAAACTGACAGATGTACAGGTTCTCCCGCTACGTAAGAGTGGAAATATCGAAATCGTGAAGGATATGACCTCCTCAACTGATGCGAAGTTCGAACGCATCTACGCCTCTGAGGTGACTGATGAGGCTTCGGAGATTTCGAACCGCATCTCGTCACAGTTCATTGGCGAACCCAACACTGGGACGAATCGGAACCTACTTGCCGAATCTCACGACTCGTCCTACGCTGAGATGCAACGGGACAACATTCTCGACGCCTATCAGATTGACATTGTGGAGGGTGCTGACCCCAACACGCTCGATCTCGATATCGCTCTCGACATTGTTGACGTGATTGATTTCATCACTGTGGATATTACTGTCGGTGATATTGTCGAGAATGGGGGTGCTTCGTAAGGAGTTGATATTCTATGACATGGAAACCTACTAACACAAACGACGTTGAACTAGTTGTCAGTATTGTTGATCGAGACGAGTCTGGTACTCGTACTGGAACGCGAAAGATCGCTGACACTGCTGCGGTTGTTGTTGAAGAATTCTCCATCGACAGCGAAGAGGATATGGAGGCCCTATCTGGCATTGGCAATGCGGAAGCCCGTGGCATTAGTCAGGGCGATGTCGAGCATTCGTTCTCGTTCAATATTCAGGGTGAGGATGCTGAATTGTTCAAGGATCTCGCATCCGATGATGGTCGCGCAAACGAGCTTGAAATCATCGTTCGACTGGAAGACTATCGTGACAAGCTTATCGGTGCAAAGGCTGGTACGAGGAGTCTGTCGGGGTCGAGTGGCGATTCGACCGAGTACGAGGCTGCTGGTATCTTTAAGAAACGAGATACTGGAGACGCCTAAACTTTAGTCTCGATTTTTTTTTCTTCTAACATTCGTAATACGGCTTTAAATACGAAGATAGTCCCAACTATGAGTGACCTATTCCAAACACGTAAGAAAGTCGAAGACGGTGCAAAGTGGCGCGGTGAGATCAATGTCTCTATCGATGGCGAGACAGACACGTTGTGTGTCCGACAACTCCCCGATTCTGAGTTCTGGGAAGTGATGTCGCTGATCGACACTGACGAGTTGAACGAATTGCAGGAATCTCTCCCCGACGAGCAGATGGAGGAGTATCAGGAACTTAAAGAAAAAGAAGGGCTTACTGACGGGGAGCAGAACCGTCTTGAGACGCTACAAGCCGAAATTGAAAACAGTGACGTTGACATGTTCGATGTCATTTCCACTGAAACGTTCGAGGGTATTCGGAAGGCGGCCAAATACGGTGTTGAACCCGACGACGAGGACAAGCGTGATGCACTGGCTCAGTTTACTGATGAGATCCGCGACCAGTATGGTGCAGCCACCCACGAGGAGGCCGCAAAATACATCAACAACACGATAATTCATCCGATGATCAATCAGGCGACCAGTTTCACCTCGTTCACTATTGGAATTAAGTGCCTTACTGAGACGATTGGTGACACGGGAAACTTAGACGATTAGCCGAGTCCGATCAGGGTAAGGAGATATACGCCTTACACGATAATGGTCGGAAACTATTCACCTCGGCTCGTGACTGCACACCAATGCAGCGATTCGTGTACGTGATGGCGAAAAATCACCACACTGATGATCCGTCTCACGATCATGACCCCAGTGGCATGAACCAAGGAAACAAGTTCCAGAACGCCACGTCGCAGTTTTAGACTCCTTTTTTACTGTATTTTATCAAAACGTGAGATCTTACGACTACCAACTGGTAATTGAGAGTCGAAGCAGCTTACGACTACCAACTGGTAGTCGATTCGCGTAACATGTTTTAGTAAAACATGTGAGCGACTCTCTATGAACGGACTCGCACAGCGAGTCCGAGAAGTCGATTCGCGCATCGAGTTTTAATAAAACTCGTAAGGCGTCTCTACATAGATACACTCGATGGCAACTATACAGAATCTTGAGGTCGCCGTCGATGTCGATATTTCTAAAGCTCTTACTGCTTTAAATAAACTACAGAGTGAGCTTAGAGATCTTGCTTCCGAAATTGAGTCCGTCGATCAGATTGGTCGAGAGGGCA